TCATCAGTTTGGCGAAGAATCTTTCTACGAATATAATCCTGTGAAAAATATTTGCCAACATATGGTTCTGCTTGAGCAACCATATTTAATCTTTCAGTCAGAAGCTCTGATTCTTTGAGTTCTGCAAAGTGGTTATCATAGAGGAAGTCATACTGAATATGCTCACTCATTATTTCCCAATCTTCTGGAGTGATAATGTTCTTGAGAATCAATTGCGTCTTCAGCATATCATTGAACATTGCTGAGAATCTTTTTCTCAAACGTCCCACAAACTTACTGAACTTAACTTCATCTCTTAAAATTTCGGATGAACGTCCAAGATTAAAACCACCTTCTCCACCAATTCTTGATGATGGAACGTTCAGTGAACGATAAAGTTTTTCTTGGAAGTACTTAATATCAGTAATTTCACCAAGGTTTTGGCCACCAGGAAGAGTAGTGATCTCAGTTCCTCTACCACCTTCACGACGAGGTAACCAGAAATCCTCAAGCATACTCATGTATTTTTTATCGTCACGGATTTCTCCGGTGTTTGCATCATACACAAGTTTGTTACGATAACGCATCATAACATCACGAAGATATTGTTCTGCTTTAATTTTGGGAAGATTGCCAACATCAATATAAAAAATTCTTCTTTCTGGAGCACGAGACAATCTATAAATGACAAGACTGTCTTCAATCATTCTCAGTTGATTAAGAGCCTTAATTGCTTTGTGCAAGTACGATAATGTTGATCCTTTATTTCTATCTACAAGACCAGATGTGCAATATGTAATTGCATCTCTTGAAATCTTAATACCTTTTTGATCTCCAAGAGATGATGGATTTGATGTTGGATATGTTGCTTGTGGAGTGTAAATAAAATATTCTTCAATCTCAGGAAACTCATACTGCATTGGATTATCCTGATTCATGTTGGATAATCTGACACTACGATTATCTTTATCCGTTTTTTTAGTCTGTCTTACATAACGAATTTTCATAGAGTCAATATATCTTAACTCTTGAATTCCCTCATGTGGGTTTTTAAGATCAATTACTTTATGATAATACAATCTTCCGTCAATATACCAATTTCTATAAATCTCATGAGATTTTTTATCAAAATCTAAAAGATCTAAAATACCTTTAAACTCTTGTCGGATTATTTTTTTAATACCATCACTTGCATTTAAGTTTGATAATTCAATTTCTACTGGAGTGTCATTTGTATCTGAAACAATAGCCTCATTTACAATATCTTCAATTGCACTATCACACTCTGGATGCAGTGCCATTTCACGATATCTTTTAATTAAATCAAATTCGGTTCTATAAATCCCTTCCAGATCAACATAAGAACCAAAAAATCCACTGGTTAAATAATGGTCAACCCCGTCCTCATTATTGGGAGGAACGGGGGAAACCACACCAGGGGATAATGGTTCTTTATCTTCAATAGAGAAACCAAAAAGTTTTGCCATTATTAAAGTGTAGACTTATTTGTACTATTTATCAAGCACCAGAACCGGCAGCCTCAGGATAGAAGTACTGAATCTGGAATTCTACAGTAAACTCTTCAATTGCATTCTCAGTTTCATATGAAAGAGGAATATCTGAAATTGAAGTTGGGAAAATATCAACGAACTTATACTGTGCAAGAATGTTTGAAGGACCTGAAGTTGTTCCTTCACCTTGCTGAGAAGCGGCAGTTCTTCCCAGTTGATAAACTGTTGCATTGCCCATGTAGTCTTGTGGGTTTGTCAAACCTGAGCTGTCACCATATTGAGCAACGTTTTGCATCCATGCTTCAAATGATCTTCTGTGAGAAAAGTTTTCATCATTGATAATCGTTACTGACCAATTATCAAAAGATCTATCGCCAGCAACTTTTAAAGTTCTTCCTCTAAAAGGGATTGCAATCTCACTAACTGTCGATGCTGGAAGTGCAGCAGACTTACACATAAATCTAAAGTTTTCGCTGTCAAATGTTCCTGTACCATCATTTTGAATTCCAAGATTTACTCCTGCTGGAAATACAACACTAACCTCAAACAGGTTAGGACGAACACCACCACCAATGAGTTTTGACTTAAACTGTGAGATGTTTCTTGTTGGAATTTGTGCCATTTTTAGGGTCCTCCTTAGTGATTAATTATAAGATCAAACAGTTCCTGCAACTTCCTCAAAGCTGACCCCAGTTCGAGTCGCTACGAAAGTTAAGGTTACGTAGTTAATTGACTTTGTTGGTTTCAGGTAAATATCAGCTCTGAATTCATTGTTATCAATAACATCAGGAGTATTATTTGTTTCATCACAAACAACTAAGAAGTCGTAAAGGCCACGCTTTGCCTGAATGTCTCTCAGGTATGGTTCAACAATATTAACAAAGTTTGATCTTGTAATTTGATCATTCAGTTCAAAGAGTTGAGCATTTGCAGTTCTTTCGAGTGCTTGTTCGATTGTCAGGAAGAGGCGACGAACATTGATTCTATCAAATGCAGAAGCATATGCTAATGCAGTCTAATCACCATAGAGAATCACACCAACGCCGGGTTGATTAATGATTGAATTAACTCTCAATGGATATAACAGGTCTCTTTGTGCTTTTGATGGATTATATGCAAGTTTGGTTGCATTGTTCAATACACCTCTTTGCTGACCAGCTGGTGAGAACCATGGATAAGAAGTAATTGCTGTTCTTACCATCAATCCTGCAACGTCACCATTGCATGGGATGTAGCGGAAAGTATTATTGAATCTATCATAGGTATACTTATACCCACAATCAAATACTGCATATGATGAAGATGATAATGGCGAGAAGAATGTAATTAAATTGGTTGTTTGTATGGACGAGTTTGTAATATTAACAACATCTGCTCTATGTGGAGAAATAACTGCTAAACAATCTTTTCTTTGTCCGGCAATTGAAATTAAATAATTTGCCTTTGCTTGAGAATCATATTTACTCTGCAATCCAGGACCCATTAATAAGTAATCAACTGCAATTTCATCTTTATTAGAAAGTAAATTATACGATGTATTTAAACTATCAAGAGTTGCTGTCATACCACCAGTTGAAGAGTAGTCTCCACCGGATAACAAAGTATATGATACGTTTCCAATTGAACTAAATACAACTCCTTGAGATGGAACATTCCACTGTCCCTCAGATTCCGTATATGAAGTAAATTGCGTCGAAAATCCAGTAGCTCTTGGTGACGTATTATTATATTGATCATATCCTACAGAAGGATTATCTCCAGAATAAATGTATGAGGAATTATTCGCAATATAGCTTTTCCAGTAAATTTTTTGTGGAGAGTTCACTGCAGAAACAGCATCAGTTGCTTTTGATAAACCAATATGCTTTTCTAAAAGATTGCCTTGAATACCGGTAATCGTTCCTCTATCGTCATATACGACTACATGAATTTCATCATTTTTACAATTTCTTTCTGACGCATATGAAGATGTTTTTGGTTTTGGTGCGATTGAATTCCAATAAACTGTTTGATTTACAAGACCTAAAGTTTGTTGATCATACCAATCTATAGCTCTAGGAGTTGTAAATGATGATCCAGTTATAATTCCTGAATTATTAACAAACTTTACTGTGTCATTTATTGTAAAAGAAGCAGATCTATCGGATTTGTTATACTCAATTATCGTTTCTGATCCTCCTACAGCAACTCTGGAAACCAGTTTTACCTCAATAAAACTATCTGCTGGTTGGAGAGAGTTTGTAGAAACACCTGTAATAATCCCCTTCAAATAACCCGAAAAATTATCTATAGTTCCATCTCTAGGAATACTAACATTAGAAATAGCAACTGTAACACCATATCCAATTACAGCTCCAGCTGCATTTAAATTTGTAGTGGTGATACCAATTATTTGATCTGCTTTATTATCAATAACACATACCTTGAGATTATTTGCCCATGAACCCGGGTTCTTAGCAGCAAAAACCCAATTTACACTGTCTTCGGAATAGTTTGCAGTATAATCATCATAATTTTTGATTTTTAATGCTGTTGTACTTGCGTAACCAACAGCCGCGTTAGCATTATTTAATGTTGTTCCGTCAGTTCTGACAACTTTCAATACTCCACCATAACTTAAGAATGATGATGCAGTCATCCAATACTCATATTGAGCATCAGTTGATAATGGTTTTCCAAATGTATTGATTAATTGATTTTCTGTTGAAATATCAATTGGCTCATCAACTGGTCCCATAGCGAAAGGACCTGCAATTGCTCCGATATTATCGAGAACATTATCAGCTCTTCCTACGGTTAAGTCAACTTCCCTGATAAGTACACCAGGAGATAATTGAGGAGTCGCCATGTTTTTCTCCGTTAGATCTCAGTTTATCTAAAAAATATTTATTAAAAATACATCTTTGAGTGGGGAAACAATGCATGAACA